ACCAGTTATAGCCGTTAACCTTACCAACCTTCTTAACGTCGTCTTTTAACCGAACATCAGAGAATAAACCAGTACCACCCGCAGCCATACCTTGAAGCACTGAGCCACCAAGACCAAGAAACTGCCCCATGCCTGCTTGCTGTGCTTGTGCGCCTGCTGTAATGCCTTGCGCTAACGTGTTACCGATATTGCCCGTAGCTTGTGCTACACCTGCCGTATTGGGTTGGAATCCTGCCAGTGTTTGCAATCCGCCTAGCTGCTGCCCGATTGCGCTATTGAGCACATTCTGACTGTTAGCCGCCAATGCGTTTTGTGTTGTACCGCTGCGTAAGCCACCTGTCGCTGCTGCATTGCGTAGTGTTGCTTCTTCACCTTGTGCAAGCATTGACTGGTAGTAAGGCGATTGCATCGCTTGGTCAACCAAACCTTGTTGATTGCCGCCAAAGTAATCCATTAAACCGGATAAGCCGAATTGCTGCGCCTCTAATAATGGCGCTTGGCTCGTTTTGAGATAATCCAGCGCCTCACGCTGAAACCCTGCGCTTAACTCTGACGCCTCGCGGGATGCATCAGCCGCCTTATTAGCGCCTGTAATATCGCCTATGAAGTCACCTACAAAACTCATCTTGTTTTCACCATTATTTTAGCTATGCCATGTTCAAACTCAAAATCACCTGTATCAATGAATCCCAGTTTGCGGCAAAGGTTAATCACTGATTGACGTTTCAAGTCAACCGTTGCTACCACCATCTTACACCATCCGAACGTTGTAAGCATGTAATTGATATAACGCTTGCACGCTTCACGCAAATTACGCATGTTTTCACGCTTACACCCTACGTGCGTCACTACTGCCCCGCCGCGCTTAACCGCTGAAAAAACAACGCCACCAAAACTGTAATAACTAGCATGCTCTTCGGTTTCACGCCCGAACACTTCAACAAACTGTTCTTTGTCGATTATAACGCAATCCATCCGGTTTTCTCTCCGTAGGTTTGGTTGTAGTGAAGTTGGTTTACGTCGGTGTCTATGTATAACAGCGAGTAATTAGCAGTCACAACGCCGTTAGGGTCGCCGCTGCCAGATAACGGGCTAAACTCACCGCCATTAATAGCCACCATTAACGCGCTAACGGCATTTATTAAATTCTGATAGTCACGCTTTAGTTGAAAGTAATCTTCGTCCTTGACGCCCTTCTGAGCGCTTGCAATATCGCCAAGTGTGAGAAGCTTTTGCATGGATGATGGGATATTATCTATCATTGATGGTTAGCCCTGAAAATGCCATTTTGCTTTTACTGATAAACCTAAAGCGCATACTGAAAGATTGCGCCACGTAACCCAAGCGACGAATAATGTAATTCGTGTTGTAGTTATCAGGTTTACTTACCACTGTCCAATGCTCTTCGCCCCAACTAACGCCATCGTAAGATAGTGACATTGCTACGCTTATCGCGGGGTCTGCATAGCCTTGTATCGTATCCAATTCAACCTGATTAATACTCACGCGCTTCGCTGGAATGATAGGCGTGTAAATCAACGCCTCTTGCTCCTCTCCGTACTGCGCAAAGCTTTGCTGGTCTAGATAGCCTAGTTTCGACTCCTGCTTATCACCGTAAATCCATTTACCTATGCGCGAATCAAACACGCCGTAAATGCCACGCCAATGGCTATTGTCACCCGTTTTAATAAACGTCCATGCAGCACTAGCGCCCATCTGCTGCCCTACCGTGTGATTGTATAGAAGCACTTCATTGGGCAAGTGAACGATTAATAATTTATCCCTGTCAACGGTTCTATCTTCTAGCACTACGCTGGATAGTTGCAACTCAGTGTATTTGCTGATGATTTTATCAACTTCACGCGTTGCAATAGTCGCCTCATTTGCGCCGTTTAAAATGTGGATTGACGGACTTTCGTCTTTGCGCCCGCCTAGAATAAAGATATTGCCATCAAGAAAGCATTTGCAATGAGTCCCAACAATACCAATTCGATTAGATTTACCGTCGATAACTTGAAGCGGCGAAGCATTAACATCACTGTTCGCATTGAAATAAAAATACTCTGTACTGTAACGGTTAAACGCTACTATCTGATTGCTGTCTGTTCTTAATAGGCCCTTAATAGGGTCCGCTGAAAATTCACTTGATACGTAATCAAGCTGTCTGATTTCGGTTTCATCGGCTAGGCTTGTGCTGTAAAGATACTCGCCGTCTGTCATCACGTAGATGCCGCGAAACCATGTTAAATCGATGGGCACGCCTAAGTCACTGTCCGTAACCTCTTCAAGCCCTGCTGCGTCATAAAGATATAAACGACCACCCGCAACAATGCCTAGACTATTGAATGATTCAGCAAAAGAAACTGTACCTTGCCCCGCAATGTTACCTAAATCAGTCGCTTCGCCGTTTGTGCTTATAGACTGTAACAAATCGCCACTAACACGAAAGTGTTGGTTTAATCGCTCGTTGAAGTAACCGCCGCGCGCAACGCCTGACACCGTGCCAAACTCAGTTAGCCCGTCATGCGCTAACAGATAACCCGTATCACCCTCAATCTGTGACACAACCGCTGTCATGTTTACGGGTAGATTGTCGCGGTAGTCGTAGTTGCTTTTGCGTTGACCTTTGATTAGTGGAATCATTAAACCTCACTCACTTCAAACCAAACCTTTTCGGGGTAACTACGCTGCAATGTAGTAGTGATTGAAACCACAATAAAGCCAGCGCCTGCGCTCTTGCCTTGCGCGACAATCTCAACCGCTTGTAAATCTTCGCTTAACTGGTCTTGCGTAATCGTCACGCCGCCCGAGTTTTCAGTGATAGCGTATGATTGAATAGTCTCACCATCTGCCAGCCACCCGTCAAAGCTAACATCGAGCGGGTACGTTTCACCAACTTTAATTCTGATGGTGTCGCAATTAATTGGCGCTTTCGTTTCACTTTGATAGTAACGCACCCATAGCGGCGCTCTGAATGTGTTACCGCTACCACGCGGCATACGTCGCGTTTGTCCGATTTGTTTCGGCTTGGTGAGTTTGCCTATCATGCTTGTCCATGCTTGACGCGCTTGACCTGTTAGTGTTTGGCTTGGCTGAATACCGTAGTCACTGCAAAGCAATACCGCTAAACGTGATTGCACAGCGTGATACCATTGCTGAGGTATGTTGCTTTCACTTGACAGGCATGGCTCGTCTTCGTAGTTATAAGGCAAGCATGCGTTTTTGCTTTCAAGCTCACGCATCATATCTTCAAGCGTTTCAACTGCACCCGCCAATTCATCGCCTGTTGGCTGCGAGGTTATGCCTGATATGGTCGCCTTGCGAAATGCCGCGCTGACGATTTCGCCTTTGGTTTTACTCATAGCCTAGCTTCTTTTTGAGTGTTTTGATTTGGGCCTTGTCGTAATTCTCGATACCCGCCTCTTTTGCTGCTTCGCGGATTTCGTCATTACTCAATTTGCCCGTTTCGTTGGTATCGGCTTTCGCCTCTTCGTGATTGGCGAAGTAACCATTTTCTAGCAAGTTAGCCACATCAACAGGGTTAACGCGCTCTTGAATTAATTCACCATCTACGAGTTTATAAAGAAGTGCTGACATAATTCCCTCACACTGGTCGGATTTGTTTCGTATGCTTAGTGTACTACACTTCGCTTGAAATTAACAAATGAGGCATAAATTATGGATATAAGTAAAAACGCAGGGTTAGAAGTTTTAGCAGCTTGCTATGGGAAAGACTCTTCTTTAAACATTCTTGGTAAATTCGTATTATCCCCATTAATACTTTTTGTAGCTTTAATCTGGTTTATTCTTGATATAGCGCTAACTAAAAAACCCCGCACTTAGGCGGGGTTTTGCTTATCACTTAACGATTAAAAGCGTACAGCTACACCGTTACGCGATGGGTCCTTGTTGGTTAGACCGTACCATGTGAATAAACGATAGCGAAGATTCATGTTAACCATGTTTGCGTCGTAAATCATGTACATATTCAAGCCGTTAGGAAGAGTCTCACGGATAACTTCCATTCCGTCGTACTGCTTCATCAAATCCGCTGGAATTGTACCGCCAACCACTTCAATCGAATCCTTATCCCAAAACAGGTTAGTCTTCACAGAAGCGTCAGTGTTAACACGCGCAACAGTCGAACCGCTTACGATAGTAGTATCAACGTTAGCGTATGCCTTTTCTGTTTCAGTCAGTGCACCGTCGTCAAGAGCGATAGGCTTAGGATAAACCTTAATACTAGTCGCTGATGGCTTGGCTACAATGGTGAACGTCATTAACTGGCCTGTATCAGTCTTATCGGCTAAACCGACAGCGTTAACGCCTAGCGTAACCTTGTCACCTACATTGTAAGAGCCAGAAGCCGCAACAGGGATAACCGCTTCACGGTGGTCAACGTTAGTTACAACGCTAGTCGCTGGGTCAACAGAGCCGCCTTCTGGTTTAAACGATAGGTTAGCCGTTACAGTTGTATCAGGCGATGCGCCACCTGCAAGCGTTGGAAGGAATGAGCCAGTATAAACGTCAAACTCTGCGACGTTATTAGCAATCATGCCTTTTTTCCATACTTCTTCCGGGCGACCTTGTACAGTCTGACGACCTGCTAAGTCTTGCGCGTAGAATTGACTATCACGGTCATTCATAACAAAGCAGCGCTCAGTGTGTGTACCTTGACGCTCGTTCAAGATGGTTTGAGCTTCACTGATGAAGTCAAAGCCAGAAGTAGCGTTACTGCGGTAGTGTAATGAACCAGTTGTTTTAACCAGGTTAGCTAGTGCTTTGTTAAGCTCGTTCGCTTGTTGGCGACCAGAAGCTGCACCGCGACGCTGCCAGAAAGTCGTATCACGCAAGTCATCTGCACGCTGTTGAACGAAATCGTTCTTAGGCGTACCAAGAAACGCTGGGTAAGTCGTTTCGATAATGCCTTGCTCTTGACCTGTTAAGTCCCAGCCATCGAGTACAGGTGCGTGCTGGTCATACGGACGCCAAATAACGTTACCCGCATTTTGCATCGTGCCGCCTTCTGGCTCGAATACCTGAGTTTTATCGACCATCATTGTTTGGTCTTCGTATGTATCTAGAGCGTTCTCGAATAGAACCTCTGCAATCTTTCCTGAATTAGCCATAGTTTTTACCAGTTAGTTGTGTCGTAGCCTTTCGCTTTAGCTTGACGTTTTAAGCTGATACGGGCTTGAATATCAGTAGAGCCTTGATACTGCTTGCGCATCTTATCCGCTCTAGTGCTGCCGCCTGCATCGCCTTTTACGTCTGCCATAGGTTTAGGCGCTGACGATTTACGTTTAACGGGGCTGGAAATGGTAGACTGTAACTGACCTAAGAATGTAGCCGCTGCTAAACCGCTAGGGTCGCTTTGCATTAGCTCAATCAATCGGTCACGCTTGGTGCTATTAACACCTAGCTGATACATTACCTTTTCACTGCCCTCACCAATTGAATTAAGAGTTTTAATAAGGTGCTTTGCAATATCCTGCCCCTTACCACCGCTGACATTATCCAGCGATTTAATAACGACGTCCTCTGCTTGAGTGTACCTCTCTTCGCTGATTTTGCCGTCTTCTACCAATTTCGCCACGCGTGTGTAATGGCTTTCGATAGCATCATTTAAAGCTTTTTGTTGACGTTCAGCCGCTTCACGTTGCTGCGCCTCTGTCTGGCTTGACTGATAAACAGACTTGGCTTTCACCTCTGCTTTCTTGTCGTACCATTCGTCTAGTGCTGCTTCGTGCTTAGCTTCGTCATAATCAAAGTCTTCAAGCTTTGGCCGTGGAGGTAGCGCCTCTTGCGGCTTAGCCTGACTACCTGATTTTAAAGCTTCATTCTCAGCCTTTAAACGCTCTAACTCCTCATCCCTCTGTGACAGTCGCGCTTTGTACTTTTTGCGCACCGCTGCCGCTTCTGGACTTGGTTTAAAGCCGCCATCTTCTGACTCTTTCGAATCCTCTTGCATCCAGCTTTCAACTTCAACAGAACTTTCTTCGCTTTCCTCTTCATCAGATTCCTGCTCTAATTCTGTTTCTTCGGTTTTAGTTTCAACAGGGTCTAGCGTTACCTGGGTTTCTTCAACCTCGGTTTCTTGCGTTTCTGCCTCAACTTCACCCGCGTTTTGCGCTTTCAGCTCGCGTAATGAAATTTCTTTAGTCACTTTTAATCCTCGTAGTGATAACGATAAAAAACTATGTCTACACTCGGACATATACGAGTAATGCTAGTGTACGTCTAACTGGTCAGAGTTGTCAACGTATGGCTATTGGTGTTAGTTTTGACGGGTCGATTAATTAGATGGGAGATAGATATGCAGGAACAAATAAAACAACGCTGGATAGATGGTTACAGCATTCAAAACATTGCGCTGATTAAGAAAGTAAGCGTTGAGTATGTTTGTCGTGTGTTGGGGTTTAGGTATAAGGGAGTGAGAAAATGAACGAACAAACGCTAAAACAATAGCGCCAACACTACGAGCGTGAATGCAAGATACGCAAGGCAGCAAAGAAAGTGCAAAGTGAGACCCTAGCAGAGAAACGCGCTAGGGCTGAGTTTAACAAGCTGATGAAAGAATGTGGGGTTGAGTTGTGAAGCCTGATGAAGAGGAAGTTGTTTTTAAGTTTTTAGTCTGCTTTATTTTTTGGCTGATTGTTTTAGGTTTAATAGGGGCTTAACGCCCCTTCTTACCTTTACCGCCGTAACTTTTCTTTTTACATGGCATTTTGATTCCCCTGCATCATTCTCATGCGTGATTCGATTAGCTTGTTAGCTGATTCGACTTGCTTGTTGCTGATATCAGCGTTTACCTTTTTAGCTTCAATAATCAACTGCTGCGCTCTAAATTGTCTATCAGTCTCAGCCTTAAACTGGTCAATAGCAATCTTCTGCGCGTCGTTGCGCTCGTTTTGTATCGCCGCTTGCCCTTCCATCATGCGTGCCTGCGCCTCCGCTGCTGCTAGTTGTGCGTTAGGGTCTGGCTGTTGATTCTGCTGCGCCTGTTGCAACATCTGCTCTTCTTCTGGCGTTTGCGGCTTCATGAATCCAGCAAGTATTGATTGCTGGCGTGCGTAATCGCGTACGTCGTCCATGTCTGCGCCATCTAGTAACATTAGGTACTTATTCATTAGTAACGAATGAATAGGTGTACCTGGAGGCATACCGTTAATTAACTCTTTCAACTCTTCGCGTGTTTGCTGCTTAACAGATTCGAAAGACGGACCAATATCCGCGTATACTTCAAACTGCATCTTGCGCACATCGTTAACGACCTTGCTTTCCATCGTTGTCCAGTCAATCTCTGACTTATTGATAACTTCGCGTGAACTTGTGCCATCCATCTGCACTAGCGTAATCTCTTGCTCGCTATCCATAATGTCACGGAACATTGAGGCGTATATCTCACCATCACGCCGCATAGCAAACTTGTGGTGGTCTTGATACGTGTAAGATTGCATGTCTAAGCGCTTCTGTAGCGCCATGACCGCTTTACCCGACAAATCAGGGTCAGTAATATCTTGCGGTAAACCTGGGCTTGCTACGTCGTCAACCGCTTGGCGTGACTCCATGATTGACTGCATTAGTGCAGGTGGTACATCAGGGTTTGGAATTTCGCCTACCGCGCCAATAGGTAGCGGATTTCCTTCACTGTCAAAGTGGTTCTGTTTAAGGTACGGGTAGTTGTTATCAGCACCGCCTAGTTGATACATGTCCTCGTAGCCGCTTATCTGCTCATCAGTGAAGATAGGCTTGCGACGCGGCGAACGTGAAACAATGTCAGCCAAGTAGGACATTTGGAAGTTACGCAAACGCTGTGGGTCTTTCGCAAGTCGCACAATGCCCTCGTAATGCTCTTCACCTTCAACGAATTGGCGTTCACCGTACTGAGGCACAACAGGCAAGTGTTCGCCCGCAATGCGCTTGCTAGATAGAATTTGACTACCTGACGCGATGTACTCAGTAACGACAAAGCGCTTAATGTCTTTCTCGCTATCTAAGTCATAACCATCTTCGGCTAGGCTGTCTTCTTCGTTTGGTAAATCGTCCTCGCTGATAATGCGGCGATTACCAAACTCGTCTGAAAAAGTGTAATACTTGACCTTTTTCAGTTCACGGTGATAGAAGTAAACAACGTTGATTTCGTCACTACTACCTAGCCAAGGGAATACATAAGACTGCTCAGGCTCGCTAAAGCTTGAAGG